CGTTATCGCTCTCGGCATGGGTACCGACTACTCACTGGTTGAGCTGTCGAAGCTCGTGAACGGTGGCGATGCCAACACACCACACAAGCCACAGGCCTTCGTGCTCATCAAGCTGGTTGAGCCTGCAAGTTCATCTGAACTCTAACACTCTCTTCACTACGGAACGCCTTCTTCGATAGAATAGTTCCTGCCGGCGGTGGTCGCCGATGCGTCAGCAAAAGGTTTGCATCACCGCCGGTTCTTCTTTTATCAATAATCAGAAAACAACATCCACCCCTATGAACAAGGAACTCGACGAGATAATCTACGACGCACTGACGGCCGACTCTGTTGTGGCGAGCGACACCGGCGGGCGCATATTCTCGACTTGTGTCGAGGTGCCACCGATGGAGCAGGACAACACTCCGCTGCCCTACATTGTCATAATGGACGACCCCATGACGGGCGACCTGGGCAATAAGGACTGCGAGTGGGAAAGCGACGAAGACACCGTGCAGGCCACCGTACTCATCAGCGCCGATAGCCCCAACGCGGTGCGCCGACTGCGCCGAAAGGTGCGACACGCCATCGCGCAATACGTGGAGCAGATGACGGAGAACGTGCCCTATCTGCGAGCCTTCAGTACCGATGGCATCGCGTGGGACTTCTCAAAGCCATGCTACTACGACGCGCTGCACTATCAGTGCGACATGGAGGTGGACCTAACCGACGAAGACGATGGCAAAGAAGAAATCTGACACCAAGCCCGCAGCCATTCAGCCGGGCGCCAGTATCAGCGTATCAGGGGCAACTCGCGACGCGGTGAGGGCACAGCTGAACATGCTGAAGGCGAAAGCCGCTGCCGAGGGCTGTCAGCCCACAAGCGGTGGATTCATAGAGTATCATCCCGATGCCGCTGGCGATCAGATGTTCACAGCGTGCATCACATTCGCTTAACTCTCTAAAAAAGTAACACTATGGCATTGACAAAAGTAAAAGGCAAGCAGTTTCGAGTATTCGCAGCCAGCAGCTGTGTCGTAGAATCCCAGTCGTGCAGCATAACGATCCAGGGCAATCTGGAGGATGCGTCGACCCAAGACTCTACATCGGGCTACAGCGAGGAGCAGATGACCTCGAAACAATGGAGTGTGCAGGTCGAGAATGTGGACGCAACGCTGGCCACTCTTCGAGGCTTGATCACTCGATTCAACTCTGACGCGAAGACCACTGTAGGATGGGATCAGACAGGCGGTGCACAGAACCGCGTGGCCCAGAATGCAGCCTTCGCACGCTCTGGCCAGGCCATCCTGAATGACCTCTCAATCGTAGCCAACAACCGCCAGACGGTACAGGTGACATGCCAGTATCAGGGTAGCGGTGCTATCTCTTAACCCTCTAAAACGTACAGAATATGGATAAAGGACAACACATACGTCTGCTAATAACAGACAACAGCGAGAAAAACGTAATAGCACTCGCCACCGACTTGACCCTGCATCTGAGCGCGACCACGGAGGATTCGACGACCAAAGACAGCAGCGACACCAACGGCGAGTGGAACGAGTACGACGTGACACAGCGCTCGGGCGACATCCAGTTCTCGGCACTCGTGGGAGTGGGCACCGACCCATACAGCCCCGAGACCACCGACCCTGCCGCACCCGAGGTGATTGGCGGACTCTCTTTTGCTGATTGGATCAATAAGATGAGCGACACACCTATCAACTGGAAGCTGGTTTTCGTTTCGAGCACCAACAACCGCGTGATCGGTAAGACCATCTGCTCAGGACAGGGCAAACTCTCTAACCTGACAGCACAAGGCTCAGCTTCGGCAGCTAATGCTACCTACAGCGGCACTCTGAACATCTTCGGAGGTGTGACTGTCGGCACCGATTAAGGGACACCAGTTCCTACGCTATGTAATAATTCTAAGAACCCGGCCCGTCGCAGCAGCACCCCTGCGCGGCGGGCTTTTTAAATCAAAAGGAACTATGATCAAGAAGGAAGTAACAATCGCAGGCTGTCAGGTGGGCATCGCATATTGCTTCGCCACCGAGATAGCATTCAAGAATCTCACCGGCATCAACATCGAGGATGCCGACGTGACCAATCCCGAGCAGGTGACCTATCTGATACTGGCAGCCATCATGTCATACTATCAGGAGCAGGAGCAGGACGCACCTGTTAAGGACAAGGACATCATCTACCGAGCCAAGCCCAAGGAGCTGATAGATGCGCTGACCGCAGTGCTGGGTATGCGTGCCGAGTGGTACGAGGCACCGAAGGGCGAGACCACCGACGAAGACGAAAAGCCCAAAGGCGAGCGCAAATTCCGCAAGCCAAAAAACGCATGACAGCCTACGATATGTATGAGACATTCGTAGGCGAAATCGGAATACCAAGGCGCGAGTTTCTGTTCGACATCCGGTTTTGGGAGGCGCGACGCATACTGCGAGGCTATGCCAACCGCCACCGCAACCTGTGGAGCTCCACGCGATGGATGACCTATAACATCATGGCGGCGATGCCATACGTCGATCTGACCAAGGCGGGAATACTGAAGCCGACCGACCTCATCAAGTTCCCCTGGGACAGCGACGATGACTACATACCAACGCCCGACGAGGTGCAGGATGCCATCGACGAGATGAACGCACTGAACGCTCAGATGAATAAAACGGACGACCAATAGGCCGCCCGTTTTTCATGTCTTACCAATTAGTGGTGCCACCATCGGTCCAGTCGGTGGTCATATCTATGCCTATCCCGCGCGTGGTGCCGATGATGCCCCCGTGCAGAGTCACGCTGGCATTGCGGGCCATCGCGATGTTGCTCACCTGCACACTGCCCAGTGTGGTGTCGCCCGATCCGCGCAGCGCGGCCGTCACGTCGATGCTCCAATCGTCGGCAGGGCTCACGGTATAGAAGGCCGTGCTCAGGTCATTGCGGCCCACGTAGCTGACGGGTATCGTCACACCAATCTCCGCATCGCTATCGCCCACCGCCGAGCCGTTCCAATAGTTCACGCCGTAGTACCAATGCGAGGGCTTCATTGTTATCTTTGACGCATCGTCGGGGATGACGTCAGTAAGCGCCAGGCGCACACGACTCACCACGCGACCCAGTGTGATGGTCTTCGATGTGGCCTCGCTGGTGTTGCTGCGGATATTCAGCGAGTCGATGTTCCAGAACGTATCGCGAACCGTGCCCCACGTGATGGTCTTCGCCTTGGTGTCGAGCACCGGCTGAGCGCCGCGACTGCTGACGCAACAGAAGTAATATTTGCCATATTTCAGATTCATGGTGATGCTGCCGAAGTTTTCATCGGTCGATACCTGGTGCACCTGTGCAGCCAACGTGTCGGCGCTGTAGGCCAGCAGCCAGATGTCCGTCATGTCGGCCTCCGCAGCCGTGGCTCGCGTCGTCATCGGCTCAGTCACCACATCCCACTGATCCACCGAGAACCGCACCACGGCCGTCTTGTTTTTCGTGTTTTCGGTCTGTGTCGGCGCGTCGCCTGCATCATCCTGACCATTAACAATCTCCACTCTCTCACAACTGGCGAGAATCAAGGCACCCGCCATCGCCCATAAAAGTTTTTTCATTTTTCAATTTAGTTTTAATTAAGTATATATATCCCGTATAAAATCGGTGTCCATCCATTTCGTCATCGTGCTCCAGCACCATCGCCACGCAATAGTGCGGGAACTTATTACAAGCCCACGAGCGAACCATATCCGTCTGGTCGCGATGGATATATCCCAGGTGATGACCGTCCTCGGCCACCACCTTAATGGCATTCGGGTCGAACTCATTGCCGGGTTCAGGAACCAGCGCTGCCATGTTGCGTCCCTTGTATCTCACGATGCCCTGGCGATGGTTGATGCCTGCAATCGAGAGGATGCGCATATCGTCGAAGATAGACGTCCACGCACCATCGCCGCGGCGCTCCGGCCACGGCCCCGTGTAGGTACCATCCTCTATCTGCTGGTGCACATCATCGCGCCCCGCCTCCGACGATTGGATCAGTGCCTCGATGCGTGCGCACTCTTTTTCCACGTCGATGACCGGCACATCATCCTGCGCCCCACCATACATCGACTCGGCTATTTCCTTCTGCACTTCTTCGTGGTTGGAATTACCCATAAATATAAACACCATGAAGATAATCACACACACAACAAACACAAACACAAAGAATCCCATAATACTTATTTTTTAGATTTCAGCTTTTTCGCAATCTTATCAAAATCATCGTGCACATCCTTGGCCAGCACCTTAGCATAGCGCTGAGTCTGGGTGATGTTCGTGTGGCCCAACATGCGGCTCACGTTTTCTATTTTCGCTCCGTTCGAGAGCATATACGTCGCGAACGTATGGCGCCCCATGTGCGAGTGCAAGTTCTCGATACCGATCACCATGCCGATGGCCTTCAGCATCTGGTTGTAGCGCTGGTTATTCATCTTCGGCACCTGCCACCCGTTGCGCTCCAGCATCTCCACCACTGGCGGCAGCAGCTGACTCACGTAAGGCACGCCAGTCTTCACTCGCTGCCCCACATGGAGCCACTTGCCGTCTATCTGTCGATATTGCGAGATATCAAAAATCTGAGTATCTGAGTAGGACAGCCCCGTGAACATCTGAAAGATAAATAGGTCGAGCGCCATCGCAGCCTGACTGCCGGGCACAGGCGTCAGCGCCATCACCTTCTGCATCTGGTCCTCGGTCAGATAGTCCACTACGTCGCGTCGCGAACGTTTAAACACGCCCTTCAACTGGTCGTATGGATTCACAGACAGGATGCGGAACTTCATCGCCTTGTTGATAGCCGATTTCAGATATTTATGATAGTTATACACCGAGTCGCTGCTGATGAGCTGTGGTTCCAGCCCCGCCGCCTTCTGGTTCTTTGTCAGCGGCACTTCCTGATGGCGCAGCCACACATCCCACGCATATATATTGTCGGCGGTCAGGTGCTCCCATCGCAGTATTTTTCCATACTCCATCAGTCGCCGCACCACCGTCAAGTAGTGCAGCTTTGTATTCTTAGCCATATCAGCGGTGGCCACGTAGTCCTTAATCCATTTTATCAGCGTGGGCTCGTCGCCATCATCTTTTTTCTCGGCCACGACGTTCCACACCCTATCCCTGATGTCGGCCACATTGATAGGCATGCGCTGCTCCAGGCATCGGTTCACCTCCTTCTCCACCAAACCTACGATGGTCGTCAACCGCTCATTCAGCAGGTCGGCATCGTTTGAGTGCTCATCATCGCGGATGCAATTACCCACGAGTCTATCCTTACGCACGCGCACACCCGTATTAATATAGTATGGTTTTCGATTAACGGTCACACGCACCTCTACCGGGCCTTCTTCGCCCTTTGGCGTGCGCTTATGATGATCGTAAACAAGTGATATTCTTATCATTTCCTTCTTCTGTTTATAGTCCTTACATCTCGTTTTTTATCTCATCAGCGGGGAAATGTTTCCCCACTTTCCCGAAATGTTTCCCCAAATGTTTCCCCATTTTCGGTGTTTGGTAAAACACAGGGGAAACAAGTGGTAAAACATTTGCGGCATTTTGCGGCGATTTGCGGCGATTTGCGATTCCAATCGTTTACCCATCGCTCACTCACACCGCCCTAAACTACGGCGCTTCCGCCCATTTTCCGCAGTACTCCCAAAATTTCAACAGTGGAGCTGGAGGGAGTTGGTGGTGAAAAATGGAGTCGCTTGGTTTTATAAGGGGTTGCGACTTGTTCATTTAGATATTTTTATTTGTTTGGGGAAACAAATGGCTCGCTGGCTACGTGGGTGTGGGGTGAAACATCCTCATATCGGAGGCCGGTATGATTGAGAAGCATGGCCACCTGGTTGTTGAGCTGCTGAAAGAGTTCGGCAGCTTTATCGAGGCGTTTGCCGAGTTTGGTGTTGCTGCCCTTCAGACTCTCGTTCTCGCTGCGCATAGTGTCGACCTGTTCGCGGAAGCGATTGATAGACTCGACTGCGGTCAAGAGTTCGCAGCGCAGGTGGTCGCTCTGGGATTTGGCCTGCTGAAGTTGGTCGGCCATCGACTGCATGGTGATTTGTAGCTGCTTGTTGTCGCTTACGGCGTGAGCCAGACGATCCACGAGTTCTTCGTTACGACGTGAGATGGCGATGGCGCGGTCGAGGAGTTCCTGAAGCGATGCAGGTATCTCGACGGCGGGTGATGGTGGTGCCGATTTGGTGCCACCCATACGATCGGCGACATCTACCTTGGCCACATCTTCTTCGGCCGTGAGCAGTTGGCCTTCACCTGTCAGCAGGTAGTGAAGGTTGAAAACTCCGGGGAACTTGTGGTCGATGGTTTTGAATAATTTGTCGGTTAAGTAATCCATGTTACCATTGAGGGCCGCAGATATTGATGTGCGACCATACTCGATATACTTCGCAAAATCATCCTGCGTGTGTATATCGTAATATTTGCGAACGTGCGCGAAAACTTCCTGAAGACGTTTTTGCTCTCCATTCCTACATTTTTTATCCATTATCCTACACTATTGTATTAATAAACCTTAAAATCCTACACTTTTTTAGGAAAATATTTTTTAATCCTACATTTTTGTCTTATATTTGCATTCGAAATCAATAAACAATAAAAACAGCCCTAAAACGAGCCAAAAACGCACCCAAAGCGCGAAACGTACCTAAAACGGGTGCAAAGGTAAGAAAATAAAGCTGGAATATTACAAAAATGTCTGATAATTAATAAACATTAAGAAAATGGCACAGGAATATGTAAGCACTCAGGAGTTGATGGACATACGTGTGGGAGGCACCCGCGTGTTCCAGCTGAAGGACCCGAAGAAGATGCAGTCGGTGGCCAGCATGTGCACCCGACTGAAGAACGAGGGCCGCGGGGATTGGACCGTGCGCAAGGACTACGAGAGCACATCTGTAAGTATTACCAGAAATAAGTAAAAGCAGAAAGATATGATGACGCGAGAGGAGATGATGGAACTGAAGGCAGTGGTACGTCGCACGATGGAGGAGGAGATGGAGATGTACCAAGAGGTGTGGCTGACGGCTGACCAGCTTTGCCAGTACTTCGGCACCTTCAAGAAGTCGTGGCTCGAAAGATATGGCCACGCACTGCCACACAAACAGCCGATGGTGACGGACGAGCAGGGCCGCGAACATCAGACATCAAGACTGTATGCCAGGAACAAGATACAGCGGATGTTCGCCACGGGCGAAATAGAGCATCTGAAGTGCCTGGCGGTAGTAGGATAAAAAGCGAGTTTATAATATTAGTAATGTATTGAATTTCAAAGAACGTAACGTATCTAATTGATTACCATTGGCGGCAGCGGCCGCTACCATTCCTTTAATGGTGTTATCCGAAACAACTTAATAGACCTTATAATCGTAACCCAGCCCGCTGCGAAGTTCGCTGGTTTTCAAAATAAAAACCTATAAACTATACCACGAATATTTGGAAGGTAAAGACACGTAAATGGAGCAGCGTGCATCGTAAGATTTGGCCGGAGCGGTGGTTCGATTCCACCACCTTCCACAAAAGTGCATGGGAAAGCGCAAGCGAACGGCAAGGCTAACCACAGGTCGAGCGGAGGCAGCAAAGTGGCACAGAAGGCAAATAGCTGGAGTGGAACGACAACGCGAAAGCAATCTGATAGGCGATGATGACGCGAGGAAAGCGCGGATGGAGCCAGGACAGCAGCGTGAGTAAGACAGTAATGTGGCCAATGGCGGTTGCAAGCCCGCAGGGAGAACACAGAGCAATGTCAAGAAATCAAGGCCGCATAGTCTAACGGTAAAACCTCGGCCATTCCTGCATAAGGATGGTAGCAGAGATGGTGGTTCGACTCCACCTGTGGCCACTATTAACTTTTAAATATAAGATTATGGAAGAGTTTTTTAAGTTGTTTGAAAAGGACATGATGTCCGAGGGGCTGAGCAAGTTCGAGTTGTTTATTATTGCTATTGTGGCCCCGTTTTTGTTTGTGATGGTGTGTATATTGGTAAATCTGCTGCCATGAGCAGGGAGGTACATTTGCACGGCGGTATCAATAGCTTCAGCGGCGATGTAGACATTCTGGAGGTACACGGCGGGGTGGCCAACATCAACGGTCGCGTGGGTGCCGTCAATCAGTTTGGCGGTGTACTGAATGGTAAGGTATTCCGCCAACAAGAGCCACCACAGCCGAAGGTAAAGATTCAGTATCGCGACAGAGTGGTGTACCGCGACAAGGTGGTATATCAGGATCGCGTGGTTTATCGCGATAAGATAGTGTATCGCGACTCAGGCGAACTGAGCGACGGGATATGGATAGACAAGATTACGCGACTGGAGAACGAGCACGAGGCGGAGCGCAAGGCACTACAGGCGGAGATAGCCGAACTAAAAGAAAGGTTACAAGGTGCTCTGGATGCCTATCACGGGCTACTACATCCTACGAAGGAGGACGCGAAGCCATACCGAACATGGGACGACTACCGCCCCACTCGAGCCGAGTGCGAGGCGGTGCTGAAGAATATGAAGGTGTGGATGGAATGTGAACAAGAATTAGAACCAATAAACTTATATTAAAAAAAAATGGAGCAAATAGTGAAATTATTCGGGCGCATCGCCGAGGTGATGCCAGCCCAAGAGGGCGTGAGCGCCAGAACGGGTAACGCCTGGAAGAGTCAGGAGTATCTGTTCGAGTACTTCGCATGGAGCGGGGCGCAATATCCTAACCGCATAGTGTGCCGAGTGTTTGGCGAGGACAACATCGCCAAGTTTAATCTGAAGCAGGGCGAGGAGGTTACATTGTGGCTGAGATTCGACGCCAACAAGAGCCAGGACGGTTCGCGATGGTTCAATGAGGTGCGCATCAGCAATGTGGAGCGTGCCGGACAGCAGACGAACCAACCCACGGCCGCACAGCAAGCCCCACAAGTCGCGAACGCACCCGCGAACGCACAACAGACCGCAGCACAACCAATCGCCGCTCAGACGGCACAAAACGACGCCAATGATGATCTGCCATTCTGATGAATACTTCTGCGAGGGACAGCCGACTGAGCTGTACCCTCGCCCTATCGGTAACAAGTAATAACTAAAAAAAACGTTCGACTATGGTATTAGGATTTTGGGACATCGCGCCGATACTTTATTGCGTCGGCCTGGTGATTGCATTCGTGTTGATTTACGATAGGCTGTCGAAGCCTGAGTGTTATCGCATACCGTTCGCCCTGTTTGTGGCTGCCATGTGGCCGGTGGCTCTAGCCATCGCCCTCGCACTCTACATCGAGGGACTGTTCGCAATGCTTAAAGAATATCTATTTGGGGAGGACTGATGATGGGAAGACCAAAGAAGAAACTGAAGAGAATCGAAGTTAAGACGCTGCCGAATGGTTACTCGCTCGACTTCGACGGAGCCCATGCCAACGGCTTTATGTATTACTCGGCCGACAAGTTGCTCGAAGGATTTATGCTCCACATCGGACTGCACATGACCGAGCAACTGGACATGGACACGATGCAAGACTTCATCACCACGGCGATGAATTGGCGTGACAACGAGAAGTGCATCCGGGAGATTGAGCGACTGAAGCGCGAGCTGACCACCATGACCAACAGGCGCAACGACCTGGCCAAGCGACTGGTGGACGAGCGCCGCGACTATCTGTCGATTCGTGCGGCCGTAGAGAATATCAACAAGGAGGCGAAGAACCCCTTCGGCTCGGATATGGTATCAAATATGGCAGGCATTGCGCTGCACACCCATAAGCCCAAGGCGACGCTATCGCTAAAGAACCTTGGTGTGGGCACCGACGCAATCATCCCAGACGACGAGGAGGACGACGAATGACGACGCAGCAGCTTTACGACCACAATCGCTACATGGCCAACCGCGAGTTCCGCATCCAGCAGTCGCAAGAGTATCAGCGCGACTACTACAAGAAGGGACTGCGCAAGCCACGCCCTAAGCGACAGCCGCGAGCCAAACGCGACCACGAGCGCTACCTGGAGAAGCGCGAGGAGATTCTGGCTAAACAGAAAATTTATCGCGAAACCCACAAGGAGCAGATTAAGGCCCGCCGTCGCAAGCGATTTTTAGAGAGTCTTTATAAATAAGGAACTATGCAAGAAGATAACAACAACATGCCGACGATGCGGACGCCGGAGGAGATTCGGTGGGACACTCTGAGGCCATACCTGCTCGACCCGCGCGAGAACTATCCGGAGCCGTACCACATACTGGAATTTAACAAGGTAGGCTTTGGCAAGATAGGCGGATTCGGAGCTATCAGCGGTCAACGAAAGAACGGTAAAACGTTCCTGATTGCCCAGCTGATGGCTGCGATCCTCGGATGCGATGGCAACGAGCGCACCAAGCAGTATCTGCCAGGACTGCGAGTGCCCGACC